TCAGACACTCCTGCATTTGCTCGGCTCATTCTATTTGATTTTTTATCTAAAATTTCCATTCGTAACTCACTTATTTTTTACTTTTGAATTAAAATTATATTATGCAACAGCCTCTTTTTACATTTTATACTTCTTTGAATACACTTGCTATAAAGCTACATTCTATTCTATTTTTTAAATGAGTGTCTATTCTTAAAGAAAACAGTATATCTTCTATTTCTTTACTACTTTCATCTCTTAATGCCTCTATAATTACTTGTGATTCTGCTAAGCCAACATCTTCTAAAGTATCCAAAAATATAAGAATCTTTTTAGAATTTTTTAAAGTTTTATTATAGAAAGGATAATTTATATTTTTAATAATATCTTCTTTTGAAATAGTTTTATTTATATTTAATCTTCCAAAAACACTTATTCCAGAATCTTTTAGCATATATTTAACATCTTCAACATCAAGATTTATATAGCATCTTCCAAAGATTATATTGTCAATCATTTTTATAACTTCTAGGAATAAATTTTCTATATCAACTTTTTTATTTACTGGAAAAATAGTATTAATAGCTTCTTCTAAAACTTTCTTATTTTCTATAGCAAGTTTTTCTTCTAAAACAGTTATAGTGATAATTTCTTTTTCTTTTAAAGCCTTTCCTACTTCTAATAATTTTTCTAAATTTTCAGCATTAGTTCTTAGAAATACAATATCTCTTTTAGAAAAATTAGTGTTTAAATTATCTATACTTTCATCTAAGGCTAATTTTAAAAATTCAATATTTTTATTATCTTTAAAATAGTTCTTAAGTATAGAGATGCTATAATCACCAATAGTTATAATTTTTAATTTTTCTTGCATATATTTCTCCCAATTATTATTTTTCAAGTAATATTTTCTTTAATTGTTTTAGCAAAAGTTCTTCTCTTTTTTCGAAAAATTCATTATAATTTTTAAATGTTAATTCAATATTTTCAGGAATATAATTCTTTTTAAAATAGTCTTTCCTTTCTTCTTTTGAAAAATCTTGCTCTTCTAACCAATCTTTAAACTCTTTATCAGTTTTTTCTAAATTTTGACTTCCATCTAATAACTGAAGATTAGGTAAACAATCCCAATACCATAAATCAGCAATATTTATTCCTTGCTTCTTTAAATATTTTTCATTAAATTTTGCTCTTGGGTAGATATGGTCTATATGAAAATTATTTTTATAATCTAAAGTAGGGTATAGTAATTGCAGGATTGAAAAAGTAGTATTAGCTCCGTACTCACTCCAAAGTAAATTATCAATTTCATCTTCGCTAAAATTAATAGATTTTCCAGGAATTTTCTTTAACTCTTCTTTTATTTCATCTAATGGAAAATTATTTGACTTACTTTTTAAAATTACTTCTCTTACATTGGCTGATGTAAGACGCAAAACAAAATGATAAAAATTTTAAAATGAAATGATAATTTCATGTCAAAATAAAATGATAAAAATAAATCTTTGAACTAAACAAAAAAGGAGTTTGAATACTCCTTTTAATTTTTATCTTTATCTTGCTCGTCTTGCTGTTTTAACTGCTTGAAGAACTTCTTAATAAATAAAGGAAAGGGGAAATTCATTTCTCCCAAATTTTCAATTATACTTATTCCTTCATTCCCTATTACTGAAAATATTATTAATTCTTTAAAAGACAGAGGAACATTGAATAAGCTAATTGGAATATTTATAGGAGTCCCTTCTATTAATTTATCAAGTGAAGCACCTATTATAACAGCCAAAATACAAGAGGCTTTTTTTATAATCCCTCTAAAAGCTTTTTTAGATGATATTTCTTTCTTATAGATACTCTTTAAATATCCACTTATATAATCAACTATTATAAATGTCATCATTATTTCAAGTGATTTGCTCCAACCACCTAATAAATATAATATAAAGCCAATTGTACCTCTTATAAACCAGTGTTCAAATAACCCATTCATCTTCCCCATTTTAATCTCCTAAAGTTTTCCTAATTTTTTCTCCCATTCACTATAATAGTGCTTTGCTTCTTCTGTTTTGTCAATTATAGCTTGGTTTCTATAACCTTCATTCTTTAATTTCTTCTCCCAAAAGACTTCTCCAAACATCCTCACAGCCTTATACATTACCTTTCTAACTCTGTAAGATACTCCATTTTCTTTCAAGATGAATAAAAATATTTTATCAGCTAATTCCCTATTTATACCTGTGTCATTGAACTTCGAGTATAAAAAATCATGAATAACTGCTGCTTCTGTATTTTTCCCATACCTTTCAAAAAATGGTCTAAGCATAAGTGGAATACTAGCACCATCTGTTCTGAAACCTGCTGGAATTAATATTGGAAAATCTTTTATATATCTAGTGTAGTCTTCAACAACTACACTAAATAAATTATTTTCTCTTCTTAATTTTATGCTATTCTTCAACATTTTCTACTTCCTCTATGTCGATTTTTCTTCCAGTCCCAAATACATCAGAAAATTTTCGAAGAGCTCTTTCTATTCCCTTTTTTATTCTTTCTCTACTAAAAAATTTTCTAATTAATATTCTTGCTGGATATGGTAATTTATCAGTTCTATATGTTATAAACTTAACTGCTGCATTAAGTTTTCTTTTATTGTCCCCATGTTTAAAGCTCTCCTCTGAGGCAATAACTGCAGCATCAAACAAATTAACATATTGCTTTCTATTATAAATAATATATCCTAAAATTACCCCTGCTAATGCTATCCATAGCATTTGTTCTTGACTAAATCCTTTTAAATATGCAATTACTTGATTAACCATTTTCTAATCCTCCTATTTTTTATAAACTACCTTATAAGGTATTTTTCCTGCTCCTCTGATTTGGAAATGTACAGCATCTACTTTTTTCCATTCTCCACCCCATTCAATATTATATTTATCTATTAACCCATGTTTTTTAGCAGTTTCATAGATATCTTTATAATAATGAAAGTCTTGTGGCCCTGCTTTGTAAACTGTTACTTCCACTTCTTTTTCTACTTTTTTACCATTTTCTACCACTATTTTTTTAGTTTTTTCTTTAACTAATACACCAATATCAATAGCATAACCAAGCCCATCAATCTTCTCTTGATGATTTGATTGAACTTTATATCCATCACAATTTGTTCGCCATGTTCCTGGAATAGTTCTACTATATTGATATAGCTCATTTTGCTCCTCTGCTGTTCTCATTCCACAAGTTATTTTGAAATCGTGAGGACTTAATCCTATTAGTTCTTCCATAAAGGAGACTAGATTAGGATGTACTCCTTTCATCATATTTTTGCTTGTTTGTGATAAATTATACATTTTCACCACTCCTTTTATTCCCATTCGATAGATTCCAATTCTTTTAAAGATTTAGCTTCCATTATTTTGGTTGCCACTGCCGTATATTCCTCTTGTGCGGCTGTTCCACGCAGTATCCATAAAAGATAGATATGATTAATCTCTCCAAAAGTAAAAGAATCAACAGAATTGTCCTTCAATCTCCAATTTATTTTTAAATTTTGAATTACTTCTGATAATGTGGCCTTGTCTTTTATAATTGCCTTTATCTTTTCTTCAAAACCTGCTGGAACTTCCACTTTTAAATATTTAACAGCTTCTATAATTGCTTTTGGATCATTGCTTGTTGTTGCTATATCTATTGCTGATTTTACTCTTAAGAAGTTGATTTCATCAGCTTCACCCATTTGAAAGATTTTTCCATTGTAATCAAAATCAGCATAAATTTTATTTAGCAAAACTTGTCTAAATTCTCTTCTTCTAATATGTTTTAAACCTTCTAGATCTAATTCCCATTTATTAGTTTCCTTATTCCAAAAATGGTATTTACTTGGCTGAGGAACCTTAATAATTTTTTTATTTTTTATAAATTCCCCTGGTTCTAGTTGAGTTTCTAACCCTTGTTCTATTCTTTCTTCTCTTGTCATTTCCATTAGTTCATTATTCTTGATTATTGGATATTGAAAATTCTTATCTGTTATGAACATATCATCAGTATATTCAGGCAAATAATCAAGTGGATTATTTTTAACATCTTCTAAACTGTTGGAATATACTGAATATTTTAATTCTATGCCTTTATAAAAGTTTATTACATTGCTCATTTATTGCTCCTTTCTAAAATATTCCTAGCTTTTTACGAAGCTGAATAATATTATTTCTTACTTCCATAGGATTAGTTTTTTGTAAATAGTGTTTACTAGTTACATTGCTACTTGTGTGATTTGCATAACTACTAGCAACTCCTAGCCCTGCCAGATTGTTTATTAAATTTATTGAAGTCTTTCTAAGACTATGCGGATATAGATCTTGAATATCTAAGATAAAACCCATTTTTTTAACTCTGTTTCTTATTGTCCCCTGACTCATTTGTTTATAATTACTTCCATATTTTGTTATAAAAATCCATTCACTATTTATCCCATTTTCTTCCCTGAATTTAATCCATTCTTTTAGAAGAATTTTACACTTTTCAAAGAAAAAAGCATTCACTATGTGACCTTCCTTTTCTTTTACATCTTCAAAATATCCTTCTTCTAGTCTTAATTGATTCAATTTTAAATTTTGAATTGCTGAAATTCTACAAGCACTATCCAAAAAAAGTTCCCACAAAATTCTATCTTGAATATCATACTTTTTACTTTGAAATTTCATAAAAAGCCTAACCGTCAATATTTGCTCAGTATTTAAAAAATAGTTTTTTCTGACTTTATCTTTTTCTGTAAATTTCAATCGATCTAATTTCTTATCAAAGGGGTGAAACTTGCATTTATTTCTTCTTACACACCATAAATAAAAGCTACTAACTGATGTTATTTTATTCGTTAGCGTCCTTTTACTGTTCCCTAAACTTCTGCAATAATTTCTATACTCTTCCATGATTTGTGGCATTTCTATCAGTGTATCTTTACTCAATAAATATCTATTTTTGTGATTTTCTTGAAACCATATAAGGAATAACTTGAAATTACTAATATAAGTAGAATAAGTTGTTCCCCATGTTTCATAGTTGCTACTCTTGCAACTATTCAAATACTGCTTATAAATCTCCACATTTTCCTTTTTTAATTTTTCCCATCCTTTTAGTTCCATACTTTGTACCTCCTTAAAATTTGTTAGATACATTATATAAAACTGAATAGATTGGAAAATCTATATAAAATTGAACATACCCCTGATTACGATGTTTTAACAATTTTAA